CATATTCTAATCTTTCTCGAACAGTTTGAGACATGGCAAAATTTCTTATCTCTATACTCTTATCTTCTAACAAACCAGTATCTGGGTTACGAATAAAGTGTCTTATCTCCCGATTTGCAGGACCGTTTGCCTTTACCACCGCACCGTCAAACACAGCGTTTCTTGTGTACGGTACTTGTAAGTCTTTACAACGTGACTTAGCCGTAGGCTCATCTACTTGCCATACAGAAAATGCGCATCTTACACCGTCCACAATCGCAGACGTACCTCTGATTTTGTTACGAGCTTTCTCTGGCGAGTCGATGAAATCATTGTCACTTACCTTCGCCATGTGGTGATTTACGATTACCGTTGCCCCTGTTTCTGTTGCAATTTGAGCAAGTAAGCCCATGAATGCTGCACCCGCAGCAGGGTCAGCGTTTACATCCGCGTGTACAAATGATGCCATCGGATCAATAACGATCAATGCCAGGTCTTCAATCTCCAACATTTCTTCATAAATCTTTTCAAACTCTGGAGATGTTGCATATGTATTATCCACTTTCATCATAATTGGAAACACACCGCCTTCGTTCGGAAGCGGCACAATAATACAATCGTGGTCATAACCCGAGCGTTTGTTCAAGGGATCTAATCTGCTGATTCGTCTATGGATCTCATCTTTGTCATCTTCTGCCGATAAAACAATTGATGTGCCATGATTGGCAACCAAACCACCAAAAGAATTTTGCATACCATCGCCCGATGCCACCTTCATTGCTAGATCAAGCGTCATCATGCCCTTACCACTATCTCCTGCTGCTGCAAATACCACTGGAACTCCAAGCGGTATCGTATCTCCAATTAAAAACTTTTGCTCTGGAGCCGACCCAACAAATTGCTGAGTGATAAGTAAGTTTTGATTTTTGAGAGATAATACCTTTTTAACTTTATGCGTGGGAGCATTGAGGAATTTTGATATGTCAAATCCCTCTTCAATTGCGTCTGCTGCATCCCATTTCTTGGGCTTGCCCTTTGGTGGCACGAGCATGGTGATTGATTTTGCCCCTGCATTTTGTGCCAGTTCTTGAACTATCCTAGCTAGTTTTTTACCCGCATCGTCATTGTCAGGCCAGATTATTAGCTCTTTCCCTTGCAACGGAGAGAAATCGAACTTGTCTTTAGTATTACGAGATAGCATCCCTGCACCACCGATAGTGCAAGTAGCTGTATATCCTTGCTTTGTTAGCTCATCTGCACACTTTTCACCCTCAACCCATATCACGCGATCTGATTGGGCAATGTCAGGAAGATTATAAAGCGGTCTGGTTTCAGGTAAACGGGGAAACTGACGAAACTCTTTCTTTGCATTTCCGTCTGTATCCCGAACAATTTCACCTGCTGCATCTCTTTCTATGTATCTTCGCACTGTTACGAGGACTTCTTTATCAGTTGATAGGTAGAAATACTCGCCATCGTGCGGTGTATTGATGTCAATAACCCGTCTCTGTTTAACTTGTTCGGGTTGTTCTTCCTGGCTGTCTTCAGACTTGTTCGGGTTGATTGGGTTCATTGGCGCTTCTGCCTGGGGTTGATCTAAGAATGTAGCAAAATGTTCGGCTACATCGGTGATTTTCCACCTGTAAGCCTCCATTAATATCTTAGATATGCCCCCAATCCCGTCACCACTATTGAAATCCATGCCACGCATGAAGTTTGGACTTGACGGATCAATGTTTATTTTAAGAGATTGCCCTGCTTCGCCTGCCAATGAGCCAAGATAAAACTCATTCCGAACAACTCTTCCGTTTGGGTAGGCGTTTTTTAGTGCTTCAATCTGTACGTATGACGGAACTTTCTCCGTGATCTCAGCGACTAAATCTTTTTGATTGCCCCCATATATTGTATTGCCAACTACTCTCAATGACATTATATTGTCCTTACACTCATATTTACCACTTTATGGGGTTAGCATTGACACGGTGCTGACCCCTAATATTATTCACCCTTCCAACAAGTCTCCCTAAACTCACAGAACTTACAAAGATAAAAATCTTTGCTTTGAGCTATGCGAGGTAGAATGTCACCTGCTTTCGATGCAGTCAAGATATTTACCGCCTTGTCACTTGCTGCTTGTGCTAAGTCTTTATCAAAAGGAACCAACTCATAATATATTTCAGACGTATTTTTGTTTACGACTGTAAACAATGCAGGGCATTCCGTTAGCTCCATGTAAGCCTGATACAGAGCGATCTGCGTTGCATATGTTGGGTTTGCCCTTGTTACGCCCATACGTTGAAAGGCTTTCCATTTGTTGTCTTTTGCTGACTTGTTTTCCCACAACGCAGGATAACACATATCAACAGGGCCATCGCAGATCACACCATCTATGTGACCTCTGATCTCACCATCAGCGATTGAGAACCCAAATTGTTCTCCCATCTTGTCTTCTGTTCTGAGATCAAACCCTGCATCCTTTATCCATTTGGCTGCATAGTCCTCGATCCCATGACCGAACTCAAAGATGCGTAACGTCTGTGCGCTAAAGCCAGAGTTCTCATCTTGAGGATAATTTAAGTAACGATACTGTATTTTACGGCTGCACTCATCGCCAATACTTGACGCTCCCAAGTACTTTCGCCGCTCTCTTCGTTCATTAACCCGAACAATTCCCTGATCTACAGCCTCTGCTATCGCCTCAGTTACTGGATCAGAATGGGATGCTTGTATGGGGCCAAGCGCCCGTTGACTTAAAGTAATTTTCTTCGAGCTTCCCAATGTCAATCTCCGCTGATAGTTTTATTGCCTCTTGTAATCCAAATATAAGTGTATGGACTTGATCTTCTGATAAATCACAAAATCTGGTTTCCCACCCAAATTTCTCTAGTATGAATACTAATTCATCTAGTGGTTTTTTTGCCTCCATTATGTCTTCCATCAGTGCATTGCTCCCTGTTGCTCTGTTAATAAATCAATAATCTCGTCTATTTCTTTCTTTGGAAGTTCACTATTTGTGTATTGTAGCATCAGAACTGTAAGATCATTTACAATAACATCTGCTGATCCGAACAAAACTTCGCCCTCTTCAGAATCCTCCATCTCATCTTGAATAACTTCGTTTGCCGTATTTGTAATTTCTTTTAAGTCTTTAAGATTCTTACAAAAACAAACATATTTGGTTTCTTCTGTGTATAATTCTCTTTGACCGCTGCGCTTGGCTATTGATAAAATCATTTCAAACCTAGCCATCCTCTTGCCTCTCTGTGTCGTTATCTCTTAACCATAACGCTAAATCAGATAAAATGTACTTAAATTGTGAACATGGTATAATTGCTATAAGCTTACCGTCTTTCCAAATCTTCATTCCCTCATCATAAACAGCCCAATTTATCATAGGTAAGCTTCCACTGCTTGTTCAATCGGACTTCTATTCCACATAAAACTAAGCATGCATGCTGCCTTGTATTTAGTCCAAGAGAAATCAAATCCATTTACTTCGATGCCTTGCGTAGATAAATGGTTGCGCTGTGTGTCTGTCATGTTTTGATCTAACCAACGCTTAGTCTTCTTCGCTGCGTTACCATCCTCAATATCACGCAAGAAGTCATCTGCTGCTGCGGTAGCTTGTGGTTTGCCGCCAACGGCAAGAACACGCACTCTGCCTTTTTTACGTTTGCCAAATGCAATTGATATCTTTGATGTGTTAGCTACCCCCACAAATCCCTCGAAACCTGTCGCCATGCGCAAGCTGCCATCACCAAACAAATCAATCCAACGGAACGGTGACATTTGCATTAAGTCATACTCCGTCATGGTGAATGCAGATAGCTCTTCTTTTTCTTCTTTCTCAGACTCAAAAAGATAGCCACATACTGGACACTCTTGAACACCCATAGGAACGTAGGACTCGCACTCTGGGCATTCTTTCAAAGGCGCTTCGCCCCTTTCTCGATCATCTAGGTCAACTGCGTCTTCTAAAGACCCATGCGTAAGAACGCTCGTGCCAAAGTCAAGAATCACGCAATCTGTTTTAACAATGCCAGGAAACTCTTCTGGATCAATCGTGCGTAGCCCACGACCAATCATTTGAACCATCGTACCCTTTTGTGAACATGGCCTTGTAAGAACGATACAAGACACGGCAGGAGCGTCAAAGCCCTCAGTCAACACCGACACATTTACAACCACTTGAAGATCACCATAGGCAAGCTCATGTAGCGTTTCGGCTCTTTCATCCTTTGGTGTGTCGCCAGTTACAAGTTTAGCATCAATATCGTGCTCTACAAATGACTCTAATAAATCTTCCGCATGCTTGATTGTGCTACAAAACACAACAGTCTTACGGCCCTCTGCACGTTCTATCCATTCTGTCACAACTTTATCATTAATGACTTTATGGTTCATAATGGCTTCGACTTGTTCCATATCGAAGTCATTGCCCTTACGAGACACGTTGTTAAGCTGATCCCCTACACCACAGTCAATTACATATGACTTGGGCGGCACTAAAAATCCCTCACGTATTAGCGTTGTAATTTCAATCTGATGTGAGCAATTATTAAAAACGCTGCGTAGCCCTTTGCCATCACCACGATTCGGTGTCGCAGTAAAGCCAACAACCTCTGCGTCTGGATTGTCTTCTTTCACTGCGTTAATAACTTTTAAATATGTATCGGCTGCTGCATGGTGGCTTTCATCCACTACAATCATATCAAACTTCGGGCGATCTCTAAGGTTTCTCTCGCGTGAGATTGTCTGCACCATTGAGAAGATAGTATTGCCATCCCAATTTTTGACTGTGCCGTTTACAATGCTTGTTGTGATGTATGGGTTGATACGCTCAAACTTAGACTTGTTTTGATCTACAAGTTCATCGCGGTGTTGCATCACCAAAATCTTTTTACCGTCTTTGTAACGTTCACCTACGAGCGCGGAGAGCATAATCGTCTTACCTGCTCCAGTAGGTGCTACAACAATTGTATTACCGTGTTTGTCTAATGCTTTACATGCATCACTAACAGCGGCCTCCTGGTAGGGGCGCAGTAACATGTTGGGAACTCCATTAGTCTAGAAAAGAGGGGGAGTATTTGGCCCACCGCTCCCCTTCGGTGGTCTAGCAGGTGAAGTAAAACCTGTGCCGCTAGATTACCTGTTTGCCCAACTTGGTACTGCACCACTTGCTACGGGCTGTGCCTGTTGCTGCGGTTGCACCAATTGCTGCGCTGCGGCAGGTGTCTGAGACATTGGCGCTTGACCAGAAGGGATAAAATCCTTTTGGTTAGGCGTAATGGCTGCGGTCAACTTATTTTGATCCGCGTACCCATTTGTGCCTTTCTTGATGCCGACCTTAGCGCAAATCTCCATACCATTCAAGTCATTAACGCCTTGAATCTGTCTACGAGCTTGTGCTTCGGGTGAGACATCACTTGGAACAATGTTAAATGCGCTCTCAATAATTGTTCTGAGCGTTGATAAACCAATTTCTCTAGCTTGTGGCATACCGCTTTGACCTATCTTATCACCATCAACAAAGATGCGATCCCAAAACTTGCGTCTATCATGTTCACCGCCAATCACAGTAAACTCTAACTCCATCCACTTTGCTTTGGTAGCCTGTGAAGCTTTAAACCACTGACCTGTTCCAAACTCTGGAATTTCCATATCACCAAGCTTTACAGTGATTATTGCACGGCATACTGTACCCGCAGGGATTAATGTGCGCTCCATTTGTGGAGCTTCTGATACGTTTGCGTTATTTAAATTAAGCATTTGCTAATTCTCCTTCTCTAGAATGTTGAGTGTTTGGGTCTACAAAATCAAGCAGTCTTTCTTTCTCTGGTGCGCCCACACTCATTTTATTTAATAATTTACCAAGATGTGGCTCTTCAAGTATGTCAAGCCTACCAGACCGATCCTTTGCAGGATAGCCCCACTCGTTTAAGGCACCGCAGATGAAGGCACGATATGGGCCGTTGTCTCCCGCCATCACAGCCATCGTAATCACTTCATCCACGATCCCTGGTAGTTCTCTGCCAGTTTTAGACCCTTCGATCTGTAACGCATATTGCTTGCGTCCATAATCATCGGTAACTTCGTCTAAAATACCAACAAAGACCACGTTCTTTGAGCGAATGTGTTGTAGCTGTGTAAGCCACCCCATCATTTCGCGTCCATGCAAACCATAAGCTGCACGAGTATCTAGCTTGCCAGTTCTGTCTGATCTTGAGTCAGGTTGCTGTGTACACCATTGAAAACACAAGCGCCCTGCAACCGTAATAGAATCAATAAACAGAGTTTCATACTTGCTGATCGTCTGTTCTGGATCACCAAAATACTGACACACATTATCATAATGCGCTTCACTATACGGCTGATCTTCTGCCAAAGAAGGGTTTGGCCCTCCTAAATAACAAGCAAAATCACGACAATCTGCCCATGTTTTAGGGCGAATTACATCAATCTCATATCCTTCGATTGCTGCATCCCCCGCTTCCAAGTCCATAAACAATGTCGAATGCGGCTCTAATGTTCGAGCCAAGGTTGTTTTGCCAACACCGCTTGCACCGCAAATCACAATTTTGTGACCACGCTTTTCTGCAAGACGCTGTTCAGCAGATATAATTTGTAAACTCATATTAATTATCCACTTCCACTGTAAATCCACCAATTTCAACGCTACGGCAAGGTTCAAGTAACGATCTGATAGCAGGTGGTGCTGCTGTATACTTACGCTCTTCAATTGCAAGCGTAAGCTTTCCATAGTGCCGTGCATCCTCTGGAGCCATTGCCTCCAACACACTGCCTAATTTATCCTGGTCCCACACAACTTTTTTAGTAATCTTAGCTTTGAGCTTTTGATTACCTGCAATCATATGTGCGGTACCAAAGTCTTTACCGTCTGCCCGTAAAGCATCACGAGCTTGGTCATAAAACATGTCTTTGATTTGTTGTTCGATGTCTTTGAGTTCACTCTTGAGCATGTTTATTTGCTCTTTGAGTTCTTCTCGCGCAACGAAAAGTTCTGTACTGTTCATAATAATACTTTCTTTAGTTCTAGAATTTAAAACTTAGAAAAGTATGGGATCTTTGTCAACTATTTTTTTTGGATAAATAAATATTAATGTTATGAACAGCTTTCATAAGCTTCTTTTTTAGTTTAAATTCAGGGGTTTCCACACCTTTTGCATCTTCTATCACATGTTCCCAAACACCGTCTTTATCTTCCTTGTCATACTTAAAGTCGGCTATGTATGTGCAGATCTTTTGTCCGTTTACAGAGATTATGAACTTTGGCTGTAGCTCTAAATTCTTTACTCGACCTGCTTTTTCCAAAGACTTCAGATAAAGATAACGTTGTGATTCCCATTTAGAATCAAACTTTATTCCGTCAACCAGAGTTTTCTTGTTGCCGTACTTGGGTCTTGACCTTTTTAGTTTGGGATTATATGTTGGTTTCGAGAACATTATGGGAGTTATGCTAGTGCCTAAACCATCAAAATACAAGTCTATAGGTGTGAATGTAGACACTTATGAAAAGATCGTACAGATCGCAAACAAAGAAAGACGAAATATATCACAGCAATTGTCTTTGCTTGTAGATGAGGAATACAGAAGCCAGGGTTTACAAAAGACTACACCACCAGTTGCTAGAGCAATGGTCGGGGGAATTTCAGCGGTTATAGAGGACTAAAGAAGACCCGCGCTACCAAGACCGCCTAGTAAACTAGCCGCAACATAAGGATTTGTTTTAGCTCTTTGACGTATGTTTTGTTGTTGTTGAATATAACGCGGATTAATTCTTCTTGTTATTTGCAAATCTTGCGCTGAGAGTGGAGGCAAAACTTGAGGAACAGGGGTTTTGCTTTGTGGTGGCGGTGTTCCTTTTACCTCCTGTGGGCTTGTTAATAACTGTCCTGCTGTTTGCCTAGTGGCAACCTGACCTCGATTCAATGCTCCAAGAGTAGCTCCTACTCCTTTTGCAACTCCTGCTGCCCTTTGAGTTAAAGGAACGCCAGAGCCACCCACTTGTGCTGCTGACTCATTCAAAGCTTGTGTGAGACTTTGTGCCGCCGCTTGTGGGCTTGTTCTGCCTGCTTTAAGTTCTAACGCTGCTCTCATAACAGTTGGATTATTAAACATATAATTCAACACACGAAATCTTGCCGCTTTCGGTAAATTTTTCATTGGATTAGTGAATTGACCAGTTCTAATTGCGTCTGCTGCAAGTGAACCCGCTCCTCTAGCTCCTGTATCACGCAAGAAAACAAGATCATCTGCCATTTGTCTCATATCTTTTACAGCTTGTTCACCTAATACTCTGTTAAGCATTTCTGGTTTGTAAGAATCTATTGCATTGCGTAATGAATAAGCCGCTTTCTCATTAATAAATATATCCTCATCTACAGATCCGAGAATATCATTAACAATTGTTCGCCTTATTGTTTCTTGAGCTTCAGGGCTGTCATCAAAAAATTTAAGTATTCGATTCATTTGAGCACGACTCATGGTACGGTCGGTAATTGCTGCTGCCGCTTCCTCTGGATCAAGATTTCCAGAGTTTAAACGTTTTAAAATACTAGATTGAGAAGCCTCTTCTAATCCAACTTGCGCATCTCTAACACTACGGAGCGTTTGAACTATACCCGCATCTGGATTTTGAGCTAAAATACGTTGTAGTGTTGCATCATCAATTTTTCTAACACCACCGTAAGCTAATGATTTTGCTAAATTTTGCACATTAGGCCATTCATCTCCAAACAAAAGTTTACCTGTTTTATCTTTGTTCATACGTTTTATTTTTCCATAAAACTGAACACCATTAAATTTTGTTGGATCAGAAAAGTCTTTATTAGAGTCTAATAAAGCCTCATCAAGATAACGTTTTGCTAAATCTTGACGAACCACTTCACGTTGATCTTTTGCCGCATTTAATGCAGCTTCTATACGAGTGGGGCTTGCTATAATTTTATCATAATTATTTCCAGCCGCAAGTCTTACATTAACTCCAGGTTCTCCAAGATTTCTAACAATATTAAGAGTTTCTAATCTATTGAAAAGACGCATTTCTGAGCGATAAGCTTTGTTTGCCTCTTGCAATTTTTTCATCGCATTACGCATTGCAGTGGAGTTTGCTTTTGAGCCTTTAGCTAAACCTTGATTTATGCCTGTTAATTTTACATCTCCTTTTAGCATAGTATCTACAGTTTCTCTTAACTCAACTAATAAACGGCGCGGAGTTGTCGCTCCTATACTTAATGATGGATCAAACAATTTATCTTGTATGTTTTTACGCAATCCTCGCAAACCATTAAAAGTAGTTTTTCCTACATCTGAACCTTGAGTTGCAAGTTCATTAATAATTCTTCCAACTTCTTGAAACTGTTTTGGCGCTGATGAAGGTGAATTTCCGTATTTTTCAAAAATCATATCATCATAACGGGTTTTTATTGCATTAATATCAAATAAAGGAAGTGATCCACCCTTAACTGATCGAGTCCTTCCGTTTATAGTTACATTACCGTCAATTTTTGCCAATTCATCATCAACACCTTTGTAAAGAGTTTCTGCATTTTTGGCAAACTCATCATAATTATACATCAACACATTAAGAACAGAGTCATCAATATCTGTTCCTTCTTTTGTTGATTTTGTTAAAATGGAGATTGTTTCATCAATCGCATTCATATGTGCATTTTGAGCATCATCTAACGATTTTTGTAATTTTTTTGCTTTCGTAGGAGCCGCATCTGCGATTACTTTTGCAAGATCATCTGAAGTAGCTCCTGCAATTACATTGCCTTGTGCATCCATGATTCCTGCATCTTGAAGTAATTTTTGTTTTTTATTTAAAGCAAAAATAATATTATTAATTGCTCTTTTTTCTTTTCCTGAAATAGCTTCTGCAATTTGTGACGCTTTTGATATCGCGGCAGGCATACCCGCTGCTTCATAGCTAGGCATACCGCCCTCATCCATAATTCTTAATGCTTGTTCGGCTCCACCTTGACCTAATTGACGTTCACTTTGTCCTATAGCTCGTGCGCTTGCATTTGCTACTTTACCCGCACCCCCAATAAGACCTTTAACTACTTTGTATGTTCCCATTGTGGCAAGATCAATTGTCCCTGCAAGCGCAGCTTCTTTAGCCGCATCTTTTGCAACTTCTAAACCAGTTTGTTTTTGTAAACCTAATAGTTTTTCAATACCTTCTTCAACAAGCTGACCACCTGCTGCGCCTGCTGCCGCACCTGCTGCTCCTGTAATAAGACCTGGAGCACCAAGAATACCACCAATTATTGATCCAATTGTCTCTGGGGCTAATCCCGCAACATCAGAAATGTCTCTTAAAGTAAAACCCTCTTCTTCAATGACTAGATTTTTGCCGATAGGCTTCATACCCTCTTTAGCTTGCCCTTCAGGAGTAAGAGCTAACCTACCTTGAGCGTCTTTTGTAAATCCAGATTCTCCTACCCTCCGAAGTAAAAAGTTTTCTTTTTCTTCTGGAGTTTCCATAAAAGAAAGTTTTGCTCTTAAACCACCTCTGGCTCCTGTTGTGTAATCAAACATTTGTTCATCTTTTCCAGACCCAGATTTTAAAAGATCTTGGAAACTAGGAGCACGTTGAAAACCAAAATTATTTCTATTAGTAGATCTTCTTAATTGTCTTAATTCTTCTTGAGGAGACAAATCTGTTTTCTTCCTAGACTCTCTAAGAGCTTGTAATTCTTCTTGCGGAGTCATTAGAAATCACTCATTTTTCTTGGTTCTAAACCGTCTTCTTCTCTTTTTGCATTAATAGCATCAAGTTCTTCTTGTGATATTTTTGGCATAACACTATATCCGAATTGATTTTCAAAAGTATCTAGAGCCATATCTAAATTTTTCTGAGCATCAGTAACCACCATGTCATAAACATATTCTACTTGATTTAAAATTAAATCTAAATCGGAACCTTCTAAACTTAAATCAACTTTAGACACTCTTTTTTCGGCTCTTTGACGCTCACCTTCAGAAATAGTTCTTCCAGATTCTTTTAATATTTGTAAAACGTTATCAATAGCTATATTTGCAAGTGCTTGTTTTGATTTAGCAGTTGTAGATGTGTCCACATTTAAACCAAGGCTTTTTGCAATTTGTTGAACAGTGCCTGCTATTTGTTTAGGAAAACTAACGCCAGCTTGTAAATTTTTTATAAGTTCATTTAATTTTTCTGTATTTTTAGCTATGTCTGTTTGATATCGAACAAATCTATTTTTCACATCTTCATCTTCTTCAGCTAATAATCTACGAGAGGGAGTTTCACCTTCATAATTTGGATTTTTAGCATGAGATAAAACTTGCAAAGCAGGAGGAACGTCTTTTGGATCACCGCCGATTAATGAAAAAGCTTTGGGATCTCCTTTAACCCACATTTCACCAAGCTCAACAGGCTTAGACAATTCTTTCATTACATCTATATATTCAGACTTTTCAATAAATGAAAACCTCTCATCAAAATCTGGATTAGTAATTAATTCGTTTAATTCTCTTGGATTTAAATAAACAATTTTACCATCTTTAAATTTTTTGTTTCCATCCTCTATATCTGTACCACGTTCAAAAATATAATAACCAGGTCTATTTAATTGTTTTTCAAAATTAGCTGCATCAGTCGCCTTATCTGCTGCTTGTGCTTCGAGCGCATATTTTCCAGCAGCTATGGCATTATTTCTGGCTTCTATCTTAGCTGCTTCTAGTTTTGGAAGAGCAACTTCACCCGCCTGACCAACGGCTCTTAATATATTTCCTACGTTAAAACCACTTCCCGCTCGATTTTGCATTAAAGCAAGTCCTAACGCCATCAAAGCCGAACTTTTGTCTGGTTTACCGCTAATATCTATTCCTGTAGCTTCTGCAAAAGCTCTTTTGTATTCTTTTATACTTCTTTCAGTTGGCTTATATGGGGCAGACTCACGAGCAGAATTTATAAATTCATCCATACTAGATAAAAAAGCAGTGACAGAAGCATCCTCTTCTTGACCTTTAATTGGTTGAGACTTCAATCCGCCTTGCATTTCTACACGAGCGGCTTCTTTTTCTCTAAATTCTTCAGCACGTTGCGCCTTAGTTCTATCTCCAGGTTTTTCTATAACTGTGCCTCTACCACCTGCAAGATCAGATGGAATTACCTTTGAACCCAGAGCAGAGTTAGATAAATCTTCAACTAATTTTGGCCCTTCTGGACCTGGTGTAGATTCAAATATTTTTACATTAGGAAGTGTTTTTGGGTCAAAAGGAACAAAATCATCTGGCGTTCCTTTTTTTACACCACCCGCCTCTGTAACTTTTTTAACAGCAGCTTCGATTCCTTGAGGTGTGGCAGGTAAATTAGCTTGACTCAAACCGCCTGCCTTTAAAATATTTTGAAGATTTATCCCAAATCTTTGTAAATTATCTACTAAAGTTCTTGGGCTATCTATAATAGTAGATGGATCAACACCCTTACCGCTTGCAATAATAGCTTCTTTCCTAGTCATAGGAGCGCCACCTGTCATAGGAGCGCCACCTATCCCACGCTTCATTAGCTCCATGTTGTAAGGATCTGAAAGTTTAGCCATCTTATGCCCTCTTATTATGCTTGGTTAATGCCCTGAAGCGTTGTGTAAGCCCCAAGACCAGAGAGGAATGGGTTAGCAGGAGGCGCATAACCTGCTTGAGTTTGTGAATATATTCCTGCTGAAGGTGTGCCAGTAAGCGCACCATAGCCAAATTGAAACGGTAATAATCTTTGCTCTGTTGGACGTTGATATTCTTGTCTTGCTGTATCTATCATTTGTTGACGATATGCACGTTCTGCTTCGCCCACGCCTGTCATAAACGCAAGATCCGCAGGCTGTAACGCTGAGTATACACGACCAATATCTGCGCTTGTGCCTGCTAAAGTTCCGTATGATTGACCAAGACCGCCTGTTAAACGACCTGCCTCTAAATCACGAGCTTTACCCTGTTGATAGGCTTGCTGCGATGCAGCGAGAGCTTGCGCATAATTTTTGTTTCTTAAATCGGCTGCGGCTTTTGATTTTGCATCAAGAATATTTCTTTCTACTTCAGCCGCTTGTACACCTTGTCTTGATCCGCCAAAGGCACCACGACCTACGGATTGTGCAGCAGCACGTTGTCGAGCCACGTTTCCTTGCCGCTCAATATCTTTTTCAACTTCTTCAATAACACCTGTTGTGTAAGGAGACATAAAATCTGATACATAATCAGATGGTCTGTACATGCCCCGACCTTCTTGAACTTGAGCAATACCACTCTTCATAGCATCAACAGCAGATTTTGTTGCGCTTCCCGCAGTATCAAAATATTCGGAATATCTATCTAAAAAATCTGGTCTACCATCATTATCTGCGTCTTCCATTAATGCTTGTGTTGCAAATGTTTCTGGACCAAGACCTACGATTGCACCAGTTACTGGATCACGACCTATCTGACCTGCTATTTGATATGGTGCTACACGAAATAAATCAGGATCTTGTAAGATCCCACCATATAGGTCTCCTTTTTTATAAAGAATATTACCCTCGTCATCAAGGATATCTTCCTGTGCTTCTGTTCCAAATATACCACTTAATAAGGCTTTTTCTAATCGTTCAATGTATTCTGGGCGGCGTTGTACTGTTTCCGATCTGTTTACCATTTCTTCAGCCATAGTTATTCGCCTTATTTTCAAGGTTGTTCATCATTGAATAAGCTCTTTCAATACCACGATTTGAGTCGCCATCACCAAGACCTTTTACAGCGTCTTTTGTTAGCACAAATTCACCTGCCATAAGCATAGCAGGAACGTCATCTTTTTGACCAGAACCCTCAGATGGCATAATGCCACCCGTGCGTCTTGGAAAATATTGGTCATCAATATAACCACCCGCCGCATATTTTTTTGGAATATTAATTCTTATATCGCCTTCTCCACCAAACGGTCTACTAATTGATGTTGCAACTTCATCATCTTTGTTAAACATAGACAATACTTGAGAGCCAAGACCACTAAATAAAGCTTCTCCCGCTTTGGTATTTAAAAAATCCGCCAATTTGCCTTGACTGAGAAGTCCACCGTCTACCAAGGCTTTAGCAATGCCAAGTGTTCCTTCGCCTTGTGTAAAAACTGGATCAATGTTTTTTGCAACGTTAGCAGCTTGAATAGCTTTTGCTGTAGCATCCGCACTAGGAAGTCCAGATGATCCCTTTTTTGTAATTGGATCAGCCATATTAGTAATAGATTTTGTAACAGAGCCTGATTGTTTATCACCGCCAAATAAGTTTCCTAAATTAAAACCATCTGAACCAAGACCCTGTTGGAGAGCGGTAAACATGAGCGCATCTTTTGTACTACCGCCAAGAACTTTAGAAGTTATAGCATTTGCAATAAGATTAGATACAAAATCTCCGCCTGTGAAGGCTCCGATACCTTTTTTAACTAAATCTCCTAGACTCATAAAAAACGCCCTAAGTATCTTTTATATCTATTTAACATACTATTTCCTAATTTCAAAGTGCCGCTCTTAAATTATCTTAACCACTCGTAAATCTTCTTAGTCTCTTCTCTTCGATGTTTTAATCCATTGTATCCACCGTTAATTCTTTTAGTAAGACGCTTGATTGTATCGTCATTAACGCCTTCATCACAAATTTCCCAAAGATCGTTTCTTTTAAAGAACCAAATCGCACTTTCCATTGGGTATTTTGTTGCCACAAGATCAGGATCTTTCATTACTTCTGGTAAATTCATATCATTAGCAAACATAGCATAATTTTCTTTAAACGTGCATTGCAGAAATCCACGTCCTCGCCATAAATAACCCTGTCCATTATTGCCATAACGATGCCCATAAACTCGATCTGCTAATGCTTGTGGGTTACGAGCACAGCTTTCGGCTTCTCCTTCTGTTTTAAAGTATTTACCAAACACTTTGAGAATAGCCTCTTTGCTGTAGTTTAGATTTTCTTCTACATACCTAAACGTACCGCTTTCATGGACAAGCTGCCCAAGAAAATGAGCGCCTCTTTCTGGGTTCAGGACGTAATGATGACAAATCTTTTTTGCAGTATTAGGGCCAAACGCACCATCAGGCGTAGCTCCTATTTTTTCCTGTAATGTCTTTAATGCTTCACTCATTCGGGGCTTTCCTTCTATCTCTTAATGTCTGTAAGTCTTTCTCTTTCTTACCACCATCATACTTCCAGGCGTAGCCTTGTTCTATCATAGTCTCATTTATAGAATACTTTGCATCTTCATCTTTGTAGAACCAACCAAGCATTCTACCATACTTACCGTCTTTTTCTGTTTTTACTATTAGTTTATCAGCGCCTTTAAGCATATCTGTAAGGTGATCTTTTGCCTCAAGACCCATGGCTTTTTCTTCTAAATCTCTTGTACGGCTTTCTGGAGTATCTATGCCTGCAAGCCTTACTCTCTCCTTCTTTGTTAGATCAAAGCCAAGATCAATGATTACATCTACCGTATCACCGTCTACAACCCTATCTACTGAAGAAACAAAGTAAGTGTACACTAATTTTCAACCTCTTTTGTTCCACATACTCTTTGATAGGTCATGTCATTTGTATATGACTCAGCCCATTTGTTTTCAGTGAAGGTACAGAAATACCACAAATCATTTACGTCAGCATTTAAAAGATCTATGATGTCTTGTTGCGCTGATGTTTGACCTTTGAGGTGTTCGATGTCGTGAACAATGTTGCTGATATACCACACCAAACCAACTAATTGCACTGCCATAGCAAAAACTAAAGCTACTGGTATCTTTAAATCACTCATTTTTTACTATCCGTTTTCTTTAATTTATCAAATGATCTCATACCACCAATTCCAAGCATACCAAGCAACAAGGGCATCATTACTGACATATCTGCCTGTGGTATTTCAAAACCAAAACCTAATGCAATGGGCGCAACCATGTAATTTATTCCTAATGATATACCACAAATCCAGCCGATAAGTGGACGCCAAGAAGCTTGAAACCAGTTACCTTGTGCATCAGCTTTAAGAATTTCTAACTGTTGCATCATCAAAGCTTGAGAGTTTTTCTCAGCCATTGTTGCAATTTCGTGGGCTAGTTTTGCTTTCTGATCTTTATCTTCAATAACTTTATCAAGAATATTGCTAACTGGATCTACCAGCTTTCCAAGTAAATCTATCATCTATCTCCCTCCAAACTAACACTTGTTTTTTTAGTATCAGCCTTTGCGCTGTAAGCATTGAAACCGAAAAACGATGCAACGACCCCACTCGCGGCAATAACGTAAACTGAAGCAATATCTGTAATTAAACTTGCGGCCTTATCAAAACCAAGAACAGAGGCTAATAAAATTACAAACGGATATATCAACATCCCAGCTAACGCGAAGCCAGTAAATCTCCTCTCCGCGTTTCTCTTCAAATCGCGGTCTATCATCTCTAATCTGCGATCCTCTAAGGCAAGCTTGTTCCACTCAACCTTTTCTATGACACCGTTATTATTTAAATCTGCTTTTTCAAATTCTGTCATTTCTTTGACCTTACGTATGCCATAACAATTCTTTTATCACGAGTTATTATAACTATTTTTCCGTTTTTGTCATACAATATGTATTTTCCACGTCTTTCAACTAAAATCACCGTTCTATTTTAATGCAAACCACTTTAGAGTTTTGATTTGTTACAAGAACCTTTGCTTCTTTTTGAGCGATTTTACAAGCTTCTTCACTTGAGTAACTTCCTACATGGTAGTGATCGAAACTGCCGCTTATTACTTGTAACCACAATAAAACCCACATTACCAACGCCCCTGCCATTTACCCCAAATATAAAATGCAATAAATAATACTCCTCCACTCAAAGCGAATATAAGTGCGCCAATAGCAAAATTTATAAGATTGTCTATTTGAGCCTGCTTTCTATACAATTCATCCTTCCTACGCTTTCGCATCTGAGCCTCTATTGCTAAAACTTCATCCCAAGCAGACTTGCCATAGTGCCAAGTTATATGTTCTTTAATCTCTGCCCTCATATGTTCCATTTTTTTCTTATTAGCAAAGATTTCAAGGGCAGTTTCTTCGTCAGATCCTTTAAAAGTTTGTTTCCACCAAGGAGGATTTTTCTCTCGTTCTTCTAAATTTGTAAAATCAGAAAACGCTTTCCCCCATTGAGAAAGCTGTCCTGTCATTTCTTGCAGGTCTTTTCCAGCGCCTATAGCTCCTTTTAGTGCTTTAAATGCTCCTGTCGCTAAAGCTACGCAAGATACAGGGTCCATATTAGGCTTCCCCTGATATAGCCTCTGGTGCAGTTGCGAAAATACGGACTCCTTTTGATTCAGATCCTGTCCAAGTATTGCCACATTGAGGGCAATTACCGTCTGGATATGATGCAATTTCTTCGGGAGTATCAACTGCATTATTACAAGAAGCACAATGAATTAAGTCTTGGCTCGTAGATGGCTTCCATTTAGAGCCATTAGACATGATAAGAATAGTATCATCACTCATGTTGTTGTCACCGTTACTGTTCCCACAGATCCTGTTGCACTAAAACCACGAACATGAGGAACATTTGTTCGGGTTATTTTTACAAATCCATCTTGCTGGAACAAAGCACCAACTTCAAGACCAGAATCATCTGTTTGTAAATCAGTTAAGGTAAGTCTTGTTGCTCTTTCTTCTCCTGGGTTCTGTTGCTGTTCCATATATACAGCAAAACTTCGCGTTAAATTTGCGAAGTATTGTTGATCGTATTGCGTTGGTGGCACCGCAAAAAACGGAAGGATCAGGTTTCGTGACACTATTTCCTCCCATCAGGACGCACATCTAGTCTTGGTGATCCCAATCGCCACCCCACCCCAGAGGCTGTAGACTCTACTCGCATTGCAAAACTACGTCCGCGTAATCTTAAATGCACTTGGTCTGTGAACTGCTCGACAGGCACCGACGCTGACTTGGTAACAGCACTCGATGTTGACTGTAGATAATTGCCTCCAGGGAAGTTACGTGTTTTTACTGTTATGTTTGCAGATGGACTACCCGCTGTTGACCCTCTGAATGTTAGGTCTGGTATCATGCGACGAATAAAAGAAAACTGTTCTCCATCTCCAATGTCCATTTGGCTCGATTCAATATATGCAGTAAGTGCAGACCCATCGTCATCAAATCCAGATTCTTGAGTGTAGAGATAGTTGTTTGGCCCTGCTGCAATAGGATTTTCGAAGATACCACGATCCATCCAAAAGCTTCTTGCAAGTGTACCATAATACCACACCTTTTGCTCGTAGTTATAAACTACATATTTATCATTTGTAGTGCTTGATCCTGATGGATAAAACCACCAAATTTCAGAAAACGAAGTATTAGTAGCAGCTACAACTTTTTCTCTTTGTTCAAGATTAAAATCATCAAATACAAAATCTCGAACTGTGCATGGTAAACGTTGCACCGTACCACCGTAAACGTAAAACTCTTTAAGGCCCATCCAAAAAACGTTATCTTCTACAGCTACAGCAGAAAGCGGCCCCATAGTTGTGATGTTTTCTGATACAAGGTTTACGCCAAAGGTAAACGGTGGTCCTAAAAACTGCATGGCATACAAAGATTCATCGGTGTACACCAAAATTTGCTGCCTCGTTTCAATAGCGGTAACAATCTCTGAACCAGACCCAAGCCTTAACTCACCCGCAGTATTTGCTGCTGTTGTAGCCCAATCAGTCAAAGATTCTTGAGATGAAAAACGTATTACCAAAGGATCTTGAACACCTGGATTGCTCTCTGGATCACAGCCAAACGCTATAATGTGTCTATCTCTGTCCGACACCATAATTTGTTTTGCTACAGTTGGTGCGCTAGTAGATCCTGTTAAAGAATCTAAAGACACCGCTCTTGAGGTAAAACCACTTGTTTTGTCCCAATAATATATACCACCATTACGCACATTGATAAGAAGGTCTTCACCAAAGTTATCGTGAGTCCAAATCCGTAGTGTATCTGTTTCTATGCTAGTACTTGAGGCACTACCCCATGTCCCACGCCCCCAAGTTCCTGCACCCCATCCAGTTCCGTATACTACTGAATCTAATCCAGCGTTAAGTTGATATTTAGCCACACTTGTCAAGCCTCCATCACCCACGTCTGAACTGTTTGCAACTACTGGTGTCGGCACAAGCTGACCATTTACGGTAATGGATTGTATTGATGTATTCGCTTGTCGAGCAACGAATGTAAAAGTAAATGAAGAAGGAACCGATGCTATTTCATATTCTTGATTAATTACATCTGCGGTTATGTTACCCCCTAAACTATTAACACCAGAAAACGTTACAAAAGATCCTGTTGTTGCGCCGTGTTCTGTATTTACAGTTACAGTAATTGTAGAAGATCCGTTTGTCGCTGAAAAAGAAAGATCGTCAAATACCGTTACGTTTTGACTTGAAGTACCTACTGATCCAACCGACGTAGTACCAGAAACTCCAGTTACACTAACAGACTCATCAAGATTTCCTGCAACAGTTACTTCTCCAACGGACGCTGTAAGAGCGGGTGCAGACAGACCAATTATTTCATTTGTAACTGTGTTTGTGCTTCCTATTACTATAACAGAACCTACGGCTCCTGACCCACTAACACCCGTGTTAGTTGCAACATTATCATTTTTGGTTATTTCACCAACACTTGCTGAAGCAGATACTCCGACTACACCTATTGAAATTGAATTGTTAAGTTCATTAGAAAGACGAATAGGAGTAATATCACTAAAAGAACCACTGTCCTGATTGATGTAGTATTTGAGGGATGTACCAATCCCAATAAGTCGGCTATTATCTAAACCTACCCAAGGGTGCATAGCTCTTGCTGTTCCCAAATACGATGCAGGTGTAAACTTCTCCCACCCACCAATCTTCTCAGGCATACCAAAGCGAAAACGTACTTTATCTACGTCAAACCAACCGCCCTCATTAGTATAAGAGGTAGTCTCTCGATTGACACCTGGGCGAAACTGAAGTTTGGTTAGTGGCATCTAGCATCCTATGAGTTAAGTGCGGTCAAATCATCCCAAACACGTTGAGCATGTGCAGCAGCATCAAAAGTAACCTCGTTGCCTTCTGCGTCTAAATCTTTCCAACCACCCGCTGAAGCTTGTGCAGTTAAATATGTCTGTAGATTCTCTTTAGATGTAACCTCTTCAACCGCGCCAGATATATCTGCACCATCGTCTGATATACCAATCATTATCCAATCTCGTGGACTAGCAGTGCCACTATCTGCAACTGGATACATACCGCCTGTTAACTGTGATACGCCAAACTTTAACCATGTTGGTATCGTGCCATTTGATTCAAGTCTATACTTTACTACTTTATGCGCCATCTGTTTTATCCTCTAGCTGTGGAGTATTAGTCAAAGATGTCCTGTCCATAATATCAAAACCACGACTGTTTGCAAAGTCTGTTGGGCAGTGCGCCCACTTTTCTGCACAAGCCTCTAACCACTGCACTGTGTGGTGATGCTCTGGTGCTTTGCCTTGTTTAATAATTTCGTTTTCCCATTGCAAATATGAGAAGACTTCTGCCTGTGCTTGCGCTGCATTGATGCCTAGATCAAAAATGTAGATAAGATTGCCCTCATCTATCTGACCATTACGACTCCTAGCTGCGTTCAATGCTTGCTTCATACAGGTCATAATGTGGTACTTAACTTCTTCTAACTCGTAGTCTTCTTCGGTAAGCTCGTCCTTACCGATCTTCTTCATCAGGTTGTCATACTGATTGGTAAAGAAGTTTAGCTTTCTTACCGCACCCTCTACATAGCCACGAGAGCTTGCTGCTTGTGCTTGCTTTTCGTTTATCTTCACCTCAAGCATCTCACGCTCAAGATCGTCTGTCTCAGTCTCAAGCTTACGCTCTAGCTTTTTGAGCTTTACTTCTTCTTTCTTCATCTTGAAGTAACCTTCTTGTAAAGCTGCCTTAGTCTTTTCAATCTCAGCCAAGCTATGCTTGATAGAGCGGATAGGAGTAATAGCCGTGACATCGAGCGTCACGCTCATCATTTGGGAATGTGATTTGTAAAAGTTACTAGATGCCTGTGCGATTGCAGGAGCTTTCTCCTGTATATTTGCCAACATAGATTTGTATTCAGGCTTCGCTTGTGGAAGCTGAATGTTTATATCAGGCGTAGTAAGTGCTACTTCTTGTGTTGTATCTTTGGGCATTATGACGGCTTCGTTGGCATGGTATGAGTATGAGGCCATCCTGATGCAGTTGGCAAGTCTCTCAATGCTTTACGATACGTTACCCACTCAGCTTTCTTTTCTGTGCTCAGTGCAGTATCAGCCATTTGAGTCCAATCAGATTCAGCAAGAAGTGTGGTTCTATAAGACCTTTGGGCTTCAGCCCTATCAGCATCAACACGAGCACGATAAGCTGTGGTTTGTGCATCAACCGTTTGCACTTTACCGTCATCGTCTGTGAACTCAGTAAACACTGGTCCAACAGAGTTGACTGTCATCCAGTTGCCGTTAGAATCTTGCTCCACACCAGAGCGAAAACTAAACTCATATGGCGGTGTTGTATCGGCTTGAGCACTTTCCATTACAGGATCTGCACCAAGACCGTCTAGTCTTTCTTTAGTAAGCGTTGGTTCCAACGTAGGTCGGGTCTTCTTATGCATGGTTCGGAAAGTTATTTCCGTCACCACCTCGCCTGTTTCTCTTATTCTTATTAGTCCCATGACTAAACTCCTTTATGTTGCAATTGCGTAGAAGATGTAGGTGCCATTGTTCGCGCCAACTGGATTCGCTCCAGTTACAGCAAACCCTGAAGAATAAGGGTCTACATAATCTTGATTAGTAACTTCGGCATCAGTTGTATTAAGAGTCAAGTATGGGTCAAAACCCGAAACAATTCCTCTCGTGGTGTCAAAAACAAGCCAATTGTCTGCGGAATCAGCTCTCTTTATCAAAACAAACTTAGCACCACTACTAAACCCGCAGTCAATGTTTTGTCCAGAGCCTGTCCCAGTATAGGTTCCCACCTTGGATACACCTGCTTTAGTAGCGAAAAGATAGGCTATGTAGTCTTGATTAGCAGCATGAAGGGTTGATTTAAATGTGGTTGCAGTTGAAGTGTAAGATGAATTTAAAGAAGTAAGAGCATTGTTAGTATTTAATTGACCCTCTAGTAACTGATCGTAAAACAAAACATTCCAAGCCTGAGTACTGGTTCTAGATTTTATCCATGCCATCTCAACAGGAACACCTAAATTATGATTAATTAAAGTAGAAATTGAACTGGCAGGATAACAAACCACATCAAAATAGCCAGGTGCACGCTTCCACATGTGGGCAATAAAATTATCAGAGCTATCTCCGTCATCATCAAAACCATTCATATAGTCCATATCCATAGTACTGGTGCTTGCCTCACCGTTTGTGGAACCTGTAAGCAAAGATTTATTAGTAGTTAGCCTAGAAGTAATATACATACCTTCTACGCCTGAACTTGTGCGGAGACGTTGCATTCCCATGTCAACAGGAAAACCTGATATAAACCTTGGATTATTACTGTTTGGACTTTCATCTGCCTGAAATACACCAGTGGAACTGGTAGGCTGCGCAAGTGGGCCACGTCTGATTGCCATGTAGATGTAGTCACCTGAACCACCACCACCACCACCTGCTGAACCTACGACTTTAAAACCTGTTGGTGTTGGAAATGGATTATACTCTGTATTTTCTGCATTATTTAAATTCCAACGTAGTTGATTAGAGTTATCACCTGCACTGGTTACTGGAGTAGGGGTACTACGTATTACATCAACAACACTCCAATTACTTGTAGCATCTGTTCTTTTAAACATCATAAACTGAGGTTCAAACCCTAAATTAACCTCGACACCTGATCCACTATTTGTATAACTCCCACACTTAATAATATCAGCATCTTGATCTGGCCCAAACCCACCATCATTATTGTTGTGTGCAAATAGGTAGGCTACGTAAGTTGCGCCATTGGTGTTGACTGTACCATTTGCACCGACTGTAAATTGTGTAGATGTCGGGGCTGTGTCGTTCCAATAACCTGAGTTAGCCGTTTCTGCGTTTGTAAGATTTAAACGTATATATTTAGTTTCGGGATTTGTTCCGCTATTTAAACCTATATGATAAACCGCCCAATCAGAGGTGTCATCAGTACGCTTTGTAATTATCATGCCAGGAACTGAACCTAAGTTATGGCTAATGTTCTGTGCAGAACCTGTACCGCTATACGTCACAATATCAAAAAATTTAGGGGTTTTGCGGAATGTCCAAGAAACCATATCTCTTGTATTTTCATTCCAACGTGAGTTTGCAGTGCTAAATCCATAACCATTGTTGTTTGCAACAAAACTTATACTATTGTTAAAAGCTTGTTGGGTACTATTTGATTTTAATTCTTTTAAGTAGTTTGAGTCTGAACTTACGAGTTCATGGTCAGCCACCTCACTACGCATTTTTGTCCATACTAAACCTCCATTGTCAGCTAAATTTATACCATTAACAAAGGTTCGGGCTGAAGAACTTCCATTCCCAGTATACAAAAAATTGCTGAACACTTCGTCTACATCAATAGCCACATTGCCAACCGTGGGCCATTTGTTTTTCTTCTGAAGCTCCATAACTTCATCTAAAGACCACACCCCAGGAGCGGAGGTTGTCTCTAGGTTATTAGCAGGCTCAACAGCCGTGGTTCTAATTATATTTGCCTCGTATCGTTTATCCGACATTATTGAAGTCCTCCGTGCGCAGTAGAACCACCTTGCCCCATAGCGGATTTACTCGCTGTTAGGTCTCCAAAATCAGATGCATTCCCTGTGCTTGCGATGGTTATAAAGTCTATTACGTTAACGTATGTGCTTGCTGCCGTTTGACCCGCAGCAAATATCGCTCGTAAAGTACCTGCTGCGCCAGAAGGATCTCTTTTGGCTGCGGTTAAATCGCCAAAGTCAGTGGCATTTCCAGTTGATGCTATCGTTATGTAATCAATAACATTTGAATAAGACGGAGGATTTCCCCCACCAATAGTCCCTCTAGTGGAACTAGCTGCACCTGTTGTACTTTTTCGGCCTTGTGTTAAATCACCGAAATCTGTAGCGTTACCCGTCGAAGCTATAGTCACATACTGTATCGTATTTGCGTAGTCACCAAGCGAGTTTGATTGACCCCCTGCAACCACTCCCCTTGTTGGGGAAGAAAATCCCGCAGGAAGATCATTAAAGTCAGCTAATAAATCACCGAAGTCTGTGGCGTTACCAGTGCTTGCAATAGTCACATAATCTATAATATTTGTCGTGTTGCCCCCTGCCCAACAACCTCTTGTAGAACTAGAAAATGATGAAGGACTTTGCCGTCCCGTTGTTAGATCACCAAAATCTGTAGCGTTACCTGATGTTGCAAACTCAACATATTCTATCGTATCAGAATTGCTATTAGATGTTGTATTACCTAAAGATTTTACTGCTCTAGTAACAGAACTACATGCGCTCCCGCGCAAAGACCCTGTAGTCAAATCACCGAAATCTGTAGCATTGCCTAATGTTGTAATAATCACTTGATCTATTGGAGCTATTCTTACACCAGTATAGCCACCGAAAAACAAAGCATTTTCAGGGCCTGTAGGCCAATCTGAAACATTCTGCATCTGAACTGTGAGCGACCATACACCTTGATAATTTGGCATTATGAAAGTCCTCCGTGTCCCGCAGACGTTCCATATTGTGCACTTGTCTGACTAGAATAATAGTCAGCCCAAGTAGAACTGTTGCCTGTTGATGAAATAGTCACATACTGTATTCCATTTCCACCACCAAAACTACTACTATAAAAGAAAGCATTTGTTGAGTTTGCTGCTGCACCTAATGAACTAGCGTTGGTGGATAAATCACCAAAATCTGTGGCATTTCCTGTGGAGGCTATAGTAATGTAACTAATTTCATTAGTAGCACTTGATATGATGCCTCCTCCCAACACACCCCTAGTGCTATTAGAACATCCTGCGAGTGCTCTTATGGTACTTAAAGTATTTCCAAAGTCTGTAGCGTTACCTGTTGAAGCTATAGTGATGTAATCAATTACATTAGTATTTGTAAAACCTTGCAAATAACCTGCTGAATGAACACCTCGAGTAGTTGAGTTGATTGACCCTGCACCCCTATATTTTCCAACTGTTAAATCACCGAAGTCTGTACCGTTACCAGTTGATGCGATTGTTATATAGTCCATGACGTTTATAACTTGGTTTGTATAACCCCCCATAAACACGCCTCTAGTGTTAGTATTTACCGCACCTCTACCGTATCCATTTGTTGCAGTATCACCAAAATCCTGCCCTGCGCCTCCACTAGAAACCGTCCAATAAGCGATTTCGTTACTGTCTGAATCGCCACCCGCTTGAACTAAACGAGTTGCATTACATACAGCACAAGGAATATTTACGCTTGAAAGAGTGTCGCCAAAGTCAGTAGCAGTTCCTGCGGTATCCATATTAAATTTAGCAATATGTGTGTTTCCACCACCTTGAAACATCATTGCAAGCGTAGGTTGAGCAGGGGTAACACTTCCGCTTGCATCACTAGGCGCAGAATAACCAAATGCATTGATTGCCCAGACATTAAATGTATAGGCGGTGCCATTAGAAAGACCTGTAACATTAATCGGAGAAGAAGTGCCAGAAGCACCTATGCCCGTATTTGATTGCGCACGATACCCAGTTATGGCAGAACCACCAACGTCCGTCGGCGCGGTAAATGCAACGCTAACCGAAGCATCCCCTGCCGTACCACTAACATCTGTAGGGCTATCTGGTGCATTTAACCCATCTTGACCTATAAAGCCGCCTCTACCTCTAGCCATGTGCGACTCCTATTAGTCGGTGATTTGCTCGTAACTTACAATTACTTCTAAATCGCTTGCTGTACCCGCAGTTGCAGTTATTGAAGTATTTTCTTCAAGGTATATTGCGGTGCTCTTGTCCAACACAATCAACGATGCATCAGCAGGAACAGATACGGTTGAAACGAGCGAGTATGCTGTGCCCCCGCCTGATGCTGCGCTATGCACATCGA